CGAGAGATGTCCTATCGGAAGCGGAATCAAGGTCAATGGTACAAAAACCAGGACCAAGAGGTAAACTGCCGATTCGAGCTAAGTGACGATTGAAATATTGCTGATTTGCAATATCGATATCGTAAGAACGCTTGAGAAGGCGTTCTATATACTTACCTAAGCCAAGTTGAAATAACATATTCAACGAGGGTTCAGAGCATATGGTTCGACTGATGTCGACCGTTTTCGGAACACACGACAACTTGCTAGTGCTTAACTGAACGTGGCCATAGTGAGTATCGCGGTAACTTTCCGCGAAACTATGGCGAGTACTTTCAGCTGCCCAATAAGAATAGTGGGCAAAGAGAGTTGGATTAGTATAAGTGATCGGGCCTTCAAACCATTTGGTAAAAGGGTCACAACCCTTTACACCATGTGACGCACCTGGACCATGGTATCCTAAATCAAGGATATCCTGGAAACCGGAAACGGCAATAGGTTGGAAAACACGGTAGAGTTCATTACGCAATGAACCCATTAACTCATCCATATACAACTCCCAAGAAGGCTTCCACAGTTCACAATCGGAATTAACCGATTTGAATTTGACGATGGCCCGCGCGTCAGCATCTGGAGAACATCTATCTATAGATTTTTTGAAGATAGATTTCAAAAGATGGTGACAAGCGAACTCATCGTTAGTACAATCAGGCGAATCATTTGGTTCGGACTGAAGGTACAGTGTAAGGTCTTTAAGCAAATAGCTGTAAAGAGCATCAGGGTTTATACCTGGTGTCATAGTACTAACCTCGTTTGGTTAACTTATAACGAGAGCAATGCATAATGTCAAAGCTCGGAACACAAGGAATCACTTATGTTTCGTAAAACGCACCACATAATATAGATGATCAACCTGGTCTCTACAGGATCAACGTCGAATAAATCGAAGTTGACTGAAGAGCCAAGAGGATGACTAAGTATGTGCTGACGGATTATGGAACAACGAAGTAACGACTTGTGGATCGTGAGATCAGACATAAAAACTCCTATCTGATTGTAGTCAGAGGCTATTTCCTTAAAATAGAAATAAGCCAGGATAAAACACGCAGAAGTACACGATAACGAGTACGATTCATTAAATCGCGCCAGTTATCAGTGAGTCTCGAATAGCGGCGGCATTCACGTGCAAAATTGCAGCGTGCATGACCATCGCAGCCGAGATACTCTCTGCATCTTGAACTT